TCCATGGCCAAACCGATGATGCCGTCCATTGCCTCCGGGGCGATGGCCCACGGCTCCTGTGTCAAAATGAGATCGCGTGCGTTCACGCGATGCGTGGGGTGTCAATTCCCCATCACTTCGCAGGCCCGGTCGGCGCTTCGACCGGCGGGGTGGCAACTCCCGATGCGAACAGCATCTGAAGTGGGATGTCGTATTTCTTGGCGAGTTCTTGAAGGTGCGCGATGTCGCGTGCGCGGCGTTCGGCCTCCTCCTCAAAGTCCATGCCCAGCTCGGCGAAGTGATCGGAGAGAGTTTTGAGACCGGCCTTCACATCCTCGCGGTTTTGCAGCGACTCCCGACCGGCATCGACTGTCACCCTGCGTGGTGTGACCACGGATATTTTCCACCATCCTGCAATCAGCGGGATCTCGCCACGAGTGATGGCATCGCCGATGACGAACTTCCAGACGGGCGTGAGAAAGCGGCGGATGAGGATGTTTTGGCGGTGAGAGAATCGGCGATCGGCCTTGGCAACCACCATGCGGACGCCAGCGCCGCCGATCTTGCTTGAATCTGCGGTGAACTCGTATGGGACAACACCGAGCGCCGAATCGCGGCGGAGGTGATCGAGGAATCCGGTAAAGGTGGGCGATGGGCGGTTGGACTCGAAGGGTTTGAGTTCCTCGCCTGGCTTGAGCGCGACCCACTTGCCGCCGACGATCTTTTGCAATGCAGTCGGGTCGCTGTGTGGATTGTCTTCGGCCTTGCCAGAGTCGATGTCGAGCCCGCCAAAGCCATCATTGCTGTCGATCTCGCCATTCTGCGTGGTGATCGCGAACGATTTGTCGGCATGATCCTTGAGCGCGTGCTTTTCGAGCGCCAAAAGCTCCATCTCATCACGGATGTGATTGATCGAATGTGCCAGCGATGGCACGCCACGAGCCGATGATGCGCGCTCTGGATCGAAGATATGGAGCACCGAGTAGGCCGGCAGATCGATGAAAGTGCCATCATCCTGCTTCACGCTATACGAAACTGGGCGGCCATAGCCGTCAAAACGGATGCCATCGACCGTGCCGTCGTTGTTCCCGCCGCTCACGCGGTGGCTTTCGATGAGTTGGATCACCGGGCGGCCTTCAACGCGGGTGAGATGGACAAAAATATCACCGTCTTCGTCGATCGCGCGGCAGATAAGCATTTCGCACTCGGAGAGGGAGAATCGTCCCGTCACCTCGCACTGATTTGACCATTCCTCCCAGTAGTCGAGCGCGTTGGCAATCCATTCGCGGTCTTCGGTCTTCGGTTGGATCTTTAGACCATCGCCGACCGAGTAGACGGCCATATCGAAGACCATCTCGCGGGCGAACCCGCTGTTTTTCATCAAATACCGGCTACCTTTGATGAGTTCGTTGCGTACCAGTGGCGTTGCCTCCTTGCGGTGGTCTTGCGGAGCTGCGGCGGGCAGGCGTTGGCGAACGGGCGATGGGTTGACGCTCTCATACGGCGACCATCCGAAGGCTAAAGCGGCGGACTTGGTGATTTTTTGCAGCAGGTTCATGTTAGAAATTACCGGCAGTTGACTGACAGGTGCGGCGGGTCTTGCCGTAGGTGATCGGGTCGAGCTTGCGGAGAGCGTGCTGGCAGGCCGCGATGATCTCTTTCGTGTCATCGAGGCGCTTGTAAGTGATCTGCGATCCCGACTCTTGGAAGCTGATCATCAGCTTCTTGAGTGTCTTTTTGTTCTCTTCGAGGATCTCAACCACTTCTTCAGTGGAAAATCCTGTCGTCATGTCGAGGGCCGCCATGCCCTCTGACAAGTTGTCAATCTTCGGCGGCTTCCTGCTCGGTCTCGCGGCCAAGGATTTTGAGCATGAAGGCAAACACCGTCGCCATCGCCTCGCAGTCGAGAAGGTGGTTCGGCCGCTTTTGGATCCGCGTCCATTGCCAGCGGTCGCCATCCTTGATCCGCATCTCGGATTCCAGTTGGCTTAGGTAGGCGATCTTCTTTTCGTCGTTGTCCGCCTCGGTGAAGGCGTCGGTAGGAACCTCCCATGTTGGACCGCGCGCCGGATCTTGATTGCGCCGAATCCGAGCCATCGCGTCCTTGATGTTGAGGTTGCTCCAATAAAACATCTGCGCGGTCTTGCCGGCGGCGACATGAATTGACCTCTTGGGCGAGTAAAATCTCTCCAATGACTTAACCCGGACGCCGACGCCGAGGCGTTGCTTGAGTCGGTGAGTCCATGTCGCCTTGCGGTCACCCATCAGCGCCACCCAGCCATGCTCGGCGCATCGCTGATAGACCTCGTAGCTATTGAAACCGGCATCGACGCCAACCAATGAGGACGAAACGCCGTATTTTTCCTGCTTTTCCTGCAACTCTTCCCAGGTGTGAGCTGTACCCCAGTCGATCCGGCGACTCGATCCATCGGGGCTCCATTGGGTGATCAACCACCAAAAGTGATCCATTTGAACATCCACCGTCATCACGCGCAGCCGCACCGGAGGCTCATCGTCCTCATCGGGCAGGCGGATCTTGCCAGCGATGATCGCGCCTTCCTTGCCCCAGAGTAATTCGCCTCTGGCATACCCGCTATCAGTCGGCTTGATCGAGAAATCCTCGGTGTATTCCGTGAATGGGAGAGCTAGTCGCTTCTGCCAGAAGATTTTCAACTGATCGATGTCGCCGTACCTTGCTGACGCCTTCGCCCGGAGGTAAATCTCGGCGAGGTTGCCCCATGATCCAGCGCATAACCCGTTCCAGTGAAAACCAACATTCGATTTAGCCGCTCCGGGATTTTGCACGACATAACGCGCGCCGTTACGAGGGTCGTTCAGCTCTCGGCGTGATCGATCGGCGTCCGGGAATCTCTTCCCACACTCGCAGAACATGTCGGTGGTCTCGCGCACCCTTTCAAAATCCCACCCACCATCATCAAGTTTGGCGTCCTTGCTCCACTCGATGTTCTCCCACCTCCAAGGCTGCGTCGTCCCGCAACTTGGGCAGCGCCAACACCACTCGCGCTGGTCGGTCGATTTGAATTTTCGATCGGTGTCGTCATCGGTCTCGCCGGCCTGCGATACGAAGAATCTTTTGCCCAGCCACCCGAAGGCGGTGACGCGAGCCTCGGCCTCGGCCATGTGACCCGATGGCCAGCGCCAGGTCTCATCGCCGATCAGCCAGCGAATCGATCTCCTTTGAAGGTTGGTCTTGGAGTGAGCACCGAGCACCCAGCCGGTCATTCCATTGAGGAAAGAAACCGAATTTCTTTTCAGCTTGTGACGCTCTGCGCCTTGATGGCGCGGCAAAATCTCCCGGACTGGACCGCATTGTTTCCATAGTACTTGCAGACGGTTTTCCATCTGGTCCTTGGCGTCGGCATCGGTCTGGTCGAGCCAGAGCATCGGTCCGGGCGCATTGGCCGCGATCCAACACGAACCAAGCTCTGCCGTCATGGTTTTGCCTGCCTGAATCGCCGCGATGATCGAAACCAGTGATACCGACGGATCGGCCAGCGCCTCCAATGGCTCACGAATCCATGGCGAATTGCCAGATTTGAACCCGCCGGGTACTGGAGAATACGGAATCGACTCCACATATTCCTCACACCACTGCCATGGCGGCCGGCGATCTTGATTAGGCCACCCGTGCAGGAACTTTTCGTCCAGCTCTGCCTTTTCTTGGGGTGTCGTTGGTGGTGCTTGAATCATCAGGATCTTTCTCTTTCGGGTAATCTCCGCGCCTTAATGTGGCCGTGATTTCATCCACGACCTTTACCATTTCCTTTCGTATGTCTACCGCATCGAGCCCAACCAATAATGGCGGAAGCTCATTCTCTAACTTGTTGCGGAAAACCGCATGCGCTTGAGCAACATGGTAGGTCCATCTCTCCCTAACAGCCTCCATGGTGACATAAAATCCCCTCTTCACCGCCACTCGAAGCTCCCGCTCCTCGACCTCTGCTAACAATTTCCTGCCGCGAAGCTGGGTTTCGTTAAATTCCAATTCGCCGGTATTCCCGCGAAGTCCGCGTGCCTTCACGAATTGCCTCCATGCGATCACATCGTGCGTCCTGTTCGATGATTCCTTCGGGCAATCCGGGATTTTTCTCCACTGCCGAATCGTTTCGGTAGTCACACCCAGAATTTCCGCCAACTCAAGCCAGCTCGATGCCTCATGCCTTGAATCGGCAGACTCCTCACCACCTTGGCTCATCGACTGAAGCAGGGCGCGCTCGCCTCTTGTTAGTTTCTTTCCTGACTTGGCCTTCTTTTCGATCTGGGCGAAGTCCATTTCCAGTATCTTCTTAGCATTCTCGGGGCTTGGCGGCATGCCTAGCCGGCCGCGTCAACTGATCAACCGTGCAAGGTTGAAAACAAAATATGCACAGTTTTACAAGGTGGGTCCCCCGAGCCGCGCCGCATAGGGGCACCGGTCAATAGATTCCTTGGCATCGCCGGCATCGCCTGGCATTGCCTGCCGGCGCTCACCTGGTGGCGCTTGAATGAACCGGCAGCCACCCGGAACCGTGCGACATGCCGGCCGCGCGTGCTTGGCCTGGTGATTGCCGGGCGCCGGATCCGGCGAACCGGCCGCGGGGTGGTCGGGGTGGTGAGCGCCGGGCGCCGGATCCGATGCATCGGCCGCGGGGTGGTCGGGTGGTCATCGCCGGCGCCGGACCGCATGCCAGGAAATCGGCCGCGGGGTGGATCCGCGCGCCCGGTCAAATTAATTTGAAATTAACTGTTGCAAAGCTTCGCGCCCTTGCTATTTTTCGCCTAGTCGCACGTTGCGACGCCCTGCCCGGTGGGACACCGGGAAACGTTAGAAAATACAAAAAATGCAATTATTGACTGTAGATAACGCAAAGACATCAAAGGGTGAGAAATTAGGATATCTGACTGGCATCTTATATTTAGCACCGGCAAAGCAGGCGGGCGGCCGAAATATCTGCCCGCATGCATCGCCGGGCTGCCTGGCTGCCTGCCTTTATACTGCCGGCATGGGAAAATTTTCCAATGTACAGCGCGCCCGCATTGCGAAAACGCGATTGTTTTTCTCGGATCCGGCCGCCTTTATTGAAACCCTGGCGGCCGATATCCAGGCGCTGGTAAGAAAAGCTGAGCGCCTCGGATTGTCGCCGGTGGTTCGTTTAAACGGCACTAGTGACCTACCATGGGAAAACCTAGGTGGTCAGGTCGGCGCTTCGCTCATGTCGCGATTTCCTGAGGTGGTTTTTTATGATTACACTAAAAACCCGGCGCGCGCGGTCGCGAATGCAAAGGGCGAAATGCCGGCGAATTACTTTATTGCGTTTTCCCGGTCCGAGTGCAATGCCGACGGGGTGGCGCGCGTAATGCGGGCGGGCGGATCCGTGGCCGCGGTCTTCGCCGTGAAGAAGGGCGCGCCGCTGCCTAAATCATGGGGTGGCCGGCCGGTGGTAGACGGTGACGAACACGACGCGATTTTTGAGCATGGACGCGGTGTCGTGATCGGTCTCCGGGCGAAGGGCGAAGCGAAGGGCGACGCCTCAGGCTTTGTGATTGTTGGAAAGGAGGCGGCCCGATGAAACCGAGCCCCACCCTTGCCGGCCGACTCAGCGACGGGCGCCCGGTTTACTTCGGAAAAAAGGACCCATCGGACATGACATCGAGAGACCTTGAAACATGGGTCACAATTGACCACCCGAAACATGGGTTTTATATTCGCCTGGAAAGCTTGGGCTTGGCGGATCCGTGGGACCGTGGCCTGGTCGGACCGGGCACGCCCTTTGCCACCCTAGGCGCCCGCGTCGGCGCTTTTCTTTCATTAATAAAACCGGCCACCGTTTACGCATGGCGAAACGCGGCCGCCCTGGACATGATCGGAGAACCTTTCCCGCTTGTGGGGGAATGCATCGCGGCCGGCGCCAGCCCTGATGATCTGGCGCTTTCAACGCATGGCGCCCTCGCCGATGCGGCGCCAGCGCTTGCCATGGCATGGAAAGGCGGCCGCGATGACTGAGAAAATTGAAACGATTTTTTCCATCGCATGCCTGGCCGGCGCTCTCGGTGTTTTCCTGGTGACGTGGTGCCTTATCGGCGCCCGGTGGACCTTAGGACCACCCGACCACGAAACGCGGGCGGCCGCGTCGGCGCCTTTAACCTACGGGGCGCCATGAAACCAGGAACCACCCCGCGCGCGTTATGCGTGCGGGGTTTTTTCGTGGCCGGGTGGATCCGTGGCCGGGTGGATCCGTGGCAGGGTGGATCCGTGGCCAGGGTGGATCCGTGGCCAGGGTGGATCCGCGGTCCGGGTGGATCCGTGGCCGGGTGGATCCGTGGCCGGGTGGATCCGTGGCCAGGGTGGAAATCGGGCGCTTTTGGCCTGGTCGGTCGGCTTGGCCGATTTCCGGCCGCGGAGAGAAAAAACACGCTTTTCGGCCGGCGCTATCAAAAAACCAATTTCCGCCCCGTGACTATGGCTTATGTATTCCTGCCCCCGCTGCGCTTTTTTGAGTTAAAACCCCCGCTGCGCTTTTTTGAACCGAAGAAATAAATTTTCGGATCATGTAAAAATAAATGTTGCCAACTAGGAAAAATACTTTATCTTGAACCCGTCACCAGCAAATGGCGACCCGACCGGGAGGCACCCGGAACCTATAAAACAAGTAGAAAAATGAAAAATACACAGAAGAAGTCGGCCCAATATTGGGAAGCATATAAAACCCGCGTTCAAGAGTTAGAGGCAGAAGGTCTTTGCACTTCGGATGCTCAATCGGTTGCAGATGTTGAGTTCGATGAGAGCTTAAAAAATGTTGATGAGCACACTCCTGGACCATGGGTTGTAGATTTCTGCAATGGTAAACCATATGTCGTAAAAGGCAATTTTTGTGCTGCTCGGGTACATGGCACCGAAAAGACTTTGCTGGCAAACGCCCGCTTGATCGCCGCCGCGCCGGAGATGCTCGAAGCCTGCATGGTGGCACTGGCTGCCATCAAATCCGAATACCCGCTCGAGCATGGAAACCCAACGATCGGGAGCGCCTGGGGTGCGCTTGAAAGCGCCATCGAAAAAGCAACATCTAATATCTAACCAACCAACCAACCAAAAATATGAAAACAAAATTCAGACCATCAAAAAAAGGTGCAGAAAAATGGCAACCCGCACCGGCCCGTTATACCGTCGTGCGATTAAGTGACAATTACGAGCGCCACACGGATCGCTTACCTCGAATTGAGGTGAGAAAGAATCCCAGTTTCATGGTGTGGGACAATGTAGAGAACGCCCAAGTTATGCCGCGATAAAATCAAACCAACCAAAAAAATGAAAACGAAATACAACCAAAACTATCAAATTCACCTTGGTCCAATGACATGGGACCAGTTGTCACAATCCTTTCGAGACTGTGATGGATGGGACATGGACGGCTCCCACATCGAGGAGCGAGATTTCGCCGAGCAAAAAAAGATCGCGTCCACTAAGACCGAAAATAACTATGGCTGGCAAATGGAAATTTCAATGTCCGCCGAGGATGATTCGGGGGACGTCGAGGATTTCTGTGTCGGGAACGAAGTTGTTTTTACGGGTGGTTCTGGGCTCACTAATAAAGGCGTGATTTGGGACATGAAAGACGGCTTGCTATACATCAAATTCGAGGATGGCGAGGAGGGCTGGGAACGGCCTGACATGTGCTATCGCGTTCAGTCTTTTTTTCGGAAATGGTGACCAGCCTGTCACCACGCCGAACTTTAACACCTACCAGCGGGGCCGGGCAGCCGGTCCCGCTTTAATGCTATGGACACGGAAGAAAATGAAGAAGAACCGCAATCAATTATCGTCATCAGGCTCCCCAGGTGGCGCAAAGGACAGTACATCGGCGCCTCGCGCCTCGAGGGGAAAACGCTTGTCGGGTGGGTCCTCGAACAGTGCGACAAAGGGCTCGCCGACTCCGGTTGGTCGCCCCCGAACAAGCCACGAGACGAAGGAGAAACTTCGGGTGGTGGCTTTGGCTCGTATTAGTCGCGGCGAGTGGTGCGCAAAAAAACTTTGGACCCCTACCGAGGACGCTGCACTAGGCACCGCGCCCGACGGTGAGTTAGGCGCCTTGCTCGGCCGGCCGCGGGGCTCGGTGGTAGCCCGGCGCCACAAGCTCGGGATCCCTGCCTTTCGATCGCCTGGCCGATCGAAAGGGCAGTGCCTGCCCTGGGCTGAGCATAAGAAAGGCAAACGAAAACCGAAACTATGAAATAGCCATATCCAACCACCAACCTCAAACCGGGCCGGCTTTGTCGCGATGACTAGGCCGGCCGCCGGCCGCTCGTGCACCCATACGCGGCCGATATGGAAATGCGGGCATTTTCGGCCGGTCACACAAATCCGGCCGATTTCCGCCCGTGGCTCAAATCCATCGGTTTTTGGTTGGTCGCTACAAAATTTCCATTTTGGTTCGGTAGCATGGAAATTAGATTTCCGACCCCCAATGCGCTTTTTTGGGCAAAATACCCCATTGCGCTTTTTTGAGCTGATTTGGCTTACTGCTGATACTGCTCGTAAATTCCTTTGATGTCTTCGCGGAACTCGTCGGCGATCACAAAGTTTTTGCTCGCGAGGATTCTCGCGCCCACATAGGCGTGAAACTCCACAACCGGCAGCAGGTCTTTGTGTAGCGAGTAGAGCATCTCTTCATCGACCTCATCGAACCATCCAGCATCTTCGAGGGATCGGCGGAACACACAGAGCCGGTTCACATGAGGAATCGCGTTGTCGATACCTCCGCCCGTCGGCTTCTCCATGTCCTCCTTGGTAGCCACGCGGCCGAGCTTGATGGACTTGCGTAGCATGTCGCCGCTCATCTCCTTCTTGGCCGCCGTCTCCAGCCACATCGATTGGTCGTCGGGGTTCTTAAGCGATGCGACTGCCCGGTGATGGTCAAACGAGAGGCGCTCTTTACGGATGGTGAGTGGCACATTCTTGGCGACGAGGGCGACACGCATCAGCGTGCTCACCTCCAACCTCGTGAGGTTGCTGGCGCGAACATAGTCGAATGATCCTGTGGTGGATTTTACCCAGTTGATGGCATCGCCGATGATCCATGTGGATGATTCCCGCATCTTGGCGGCTTTGACGAGGATGTCCTCGATCTCGACCATATCGGGTGCCTCATCGCCGAAGACCAGTCCGGTCGGAGTTGCGGTGATGCGCGGTGTTTCAAATCCCGGCAGCGATGGATTGCTGCGGTCGACTTCGGTGATGATTTCAGTGTCCATGGATCTCTAGTTTTTGTTTTTGTACGGAAAGGATTCGGGCCTGCTGGTACGCCTTGCGTGCGTGTCCACTTCTCATGGCACGGTATGGCTTGATCTTGAGCGCGTCGGTCATCTCGATGCACCTCTTGCTCACTGCCGCCCGCGTGATGCCATGGCGCTTGGCGATGTCGGTCATCGAGTTGCCCTGGTAGGCGAGCCCGGCAACCAGTGTCGCGCAGTCCATGGTGAGTCCGGGGTTTTTGTCGCTGGCCAGCTCGCCGATCAGCCGGCGCATGATGTCCCAAATCTGGTCGCTGTTGATGGTTGATGGCGGCTCTTCGTTCGGCTCTTCATCCTCATCGGCGTCGAAGGTTTTTGCGCTGTAACTCTCCGCCGCGTCGCGTGAGAGACCGACGCCATTCGAGGAGCGGGCGAGGTCGGGTTTGTCGATCCCCATGCTGGCGACCTTCCTTCGTTCTTCGGGCGAGAGGCTGGCGATCCATTCCTGGTACTCTTTGGCGTACCGAGCATCCTCGCGGTCTTGTCGCAGCGTGTAGGGATCTTCGTCGCTCATGGCGGATTTGTTGCCATTTGATGCTTTGGGAGGATTAGCGCAAAAGGTTTCATCCTATTTTTACATTTTCTTGCGAACTTCCCCGAAAAACTCGCTGAGCTCCTCCCGGCTGATGGTTGGCCTCGATGAGACCGGCATCGGGATTGTGTTCGGCGGTGGGCGTGATGCCTCTTGTTTCTTCCTCCAAGCGGAGGCGTGAGTCCAAACATCGGATGGGTTCTCAAGGAACTTTGTCCGGCTTCGAGGTTGCCATGCTGGGACACCTTGCGGGATCTTGGCGTAAAGGTAATCCTTCATCGTTTGCCATTGGGCCGCTGTTAGCTCAGAAAGGCACCGTGACGCCTCCGCGAGGAGTTTTTGCTCCGTGTATGCCAAAGGAAGCTCCCAGCCGCTCCTGAGCGATCTGACGCGCTTTTCTAGTTCGAGCATCGATTGGGCATTTTCGGTTGGCATGTTCTCGGCATAAAAATCCTCCGCACTCTCGCTCATCTCCCCTTGGGGGGTAGGGGGGAGAGATTCTATTTCCTTTCTATTCTCCTTCTCCTTCCTTTCTATGGGTTTTTCGTTGGGTTTATGTTGGGTTTCTCGTTGGGTTTCTCGTTGGGTTTCTCGTTGGGTTTCTCGTTGGGTTTTGGGTGGGCGACCACCGAGCTTCCCATTGTTTTGTGCTGCTGCTTGCTTTGCAGGGGTGCGTAATTTTCCAAGCTCCCTGAGCTGTTGCACCTCTCCCTCTTTCTCGATCGGATAGCCCCAGACGATCAGCGTCTCGCCATCCCATTGCCAGAGATCGCAGGCACTTTGCACTTCGTCTCTTGTGACCCGGACGAGCTGTTGCCACTTGCGATCGGCCCAGCCAGCGCAGGCGGTGATTGTGCCACCATTCTCTTGCCCGATGCAGTAGCGCAGCAGGCAGAGCCATGTGGCCCGCTGGGTCGGATCGCTTCCGAGGAAGTTCTCCGAGTCCAGCGTTTGAATGCTTAAGTTCAGCCAGTTCATGTTGGATCAGAATGGGATGTCGTCTTCTTCGTCGTCGAATGAGTTGGTGACCGGTGCTTGGGGCGTCGGCTGCGGCTTGGGGTAGTCCCAGTCCATGATCTTGGCGTTGCCGAGGATCGGGCCTTTCTCCCCTGCTGCTTTGCGGTCGCGGGGTAGCTCTTGGGCGATGAATCCGTGGTATCCGTATTGGTCGGTTTCTCCCACGATCTTACCGGCTCTCAACTCATCCTCGTCGATTCTGAGTTTAAGCATGAGCGGCAGATACTTTTCTCCGTTCTTCCCGTGGTAAAAAGCGGTCTTGTCGATCTTGCTTAATTTAATGCTGATGCTGATGTCTTTTTTCATGTTGTTATGGGGTTGGGGTGAATGTTGAATGGTGAATGGCGGGACGATGTGGCCACATCTTTTCGGCGTCCAGGTTTCCAAGGTTGCGGGGTGACTTCGTGCTTCTCCACCATCCCCTCCCGACCTCGATGTGCTGGCGGCTGGAAAATCCTACCCAAACCAGTCATCCGTGTCGCGATGCCGCCGCCATTCACCAAAGGTTTTCAGTGCAGCGT